AAACGGAATTACTGTTTATAACCCAGTAGATGTTACAGTGCCAACTAACCCACCTGTTATTGACCAATCCCTTTATACAAAGCTCTTTATTACCAATATTGAATATGAAAACGCTTTAAACTTTCAGTGTGTTGCAGATAACGGTCCAGTGGTATTTGAAAAAATTTCTGGTCCGTCTTGGATAAATCTTTCACCGAACGGGCTGTTTACCGGTACTCCCCCTCTTGTAACAACCTCTTATAACACTCTTTTTAAGGTATCTAACACTGTAGGACCTACCTACTACTCATTTTTAGTAGATGTTAATTACACATTACTATTAACACTTTACTATCTATATACAGAAGGTTATGAATTATCAGGTGGAGACGGATTTGTTCTTCAAGAAAATCTAAATAAGATTATAATCGGAGCAGAATAATAATGAATAAATAAAGATATATGGCTGATAGAACAATAAGCAATTTAGTAGAAGTCGTTACCCCTGCTACAAACGATGTAATACCTATTGTTAATGCAGCTACTACTAAAAAAGTAAGACTTGATAATTTAGTAAAGAGTAGTTCTTTTAGTAATTTTTCAATTCGTAACTTATCTGATTTAGACACTTCCACTCCAAGTAACAAGTATATACCAGTACAGAGTAGTGATTCTACACTTGGTCGGGTATCCGTTCAAAGTCTTTACCCAGTAACAAGCTCTTCTTCCAATATTAATTTAAATTTTAATAATAGTACTCGCATCTTACAGGCTTCAATTGTACCAGGCTCATTTACTACTAATCTTTTTAGTACTCAAGTAGTTCAAACAACAGCTATTGCTGATGGTGCTATAACAGAAGCAAAAATCGACCCTAATGCAAAAATAGGGGGAGCTACCGGTGGAGGCACTGACAGAGCTTTTTACGTTAATGATCAGAATGTTAATTTTAATTTTGAGGTACCTGTTGGTAAAAACGCCATGTCAGCAGGACCAATCACTATACAAAATGGTGCTACTGTTACAGTACCAAACTCATCAGTCTGGACAGTAGTTTAATAAATAATAATATGCCCGTTACAATCTCAGGAACAACAGGAATCGGAACACCAGGTATTAACGCCACTGGTAACATTCAAGCTGCAGGTAATGTAATAGGCACCGGGGTGTGCCCTATTGGTGTTGTATTACCTTTTGCTCTTGCAACAACCCCTACAGGCTGGCTTAGATGTGACGGAACAATAATTCCTACATCCGGTACATTTCAAAGTGTCGATGCAGCTTTGTTGCAAACATTAAGAGGTTTGCTCGGAACAACATACGGGGCTACTGGGCAATTACCAAATCTTCAAGGTCAATTTATAAGAGGTTTAACAACAAATCTTTCTACAGCCTCTAGAGACCCTCTATCAGCTTCTAGAGTTAATCTAATTGGTAGTATTCAAAACGATGTCTTTAAATCTCACAATCACGGAGGAATTACAGGAGACGATTCCCCTGATCACAGTCACCAGTATACGAGACCTTTAAGTGTAGGGGATAACGACAGAGGTGGTAGTAGCTCTTCATGGTCTATTGACAGCAATCAAACGGTTAGTACAGGAGGCGCATCGACACGACATCAACACAGTATAAGCTCACAAGGAGATCTCGAAACCCGCCCTGTAAACATAGCTCTCCTTTACTGTATAAAATACTAAGCTTAAATAATTAGACGATATAGTCTAATCAAATGACCACGGATTTCTATGTATTATGTGCACAAACTGTTCCTCAGAACTACTCCTGGGACTTTCAAACACCTTTACAGTTTGCTAATACTAATCAAGCCGCATATACTACTATCTCAAGTGCTTCCGGGTACGCTCCAGCTTTAAATGTAATCTTTTATAATAACTCTCAATCTGATGAAGGATTTGATTTTATAGATTATACTTGGAATTTTGGAGACTATTATCACGATACAACTAATACCCTATCTTTAACTTGTACTAATAGCCTTGTTCAGCACACTTATATAATGCCCGGAACCTACACGGTATCTTTAAGACATATACAGTCTAAAGGAAAAACGGAATTAGATCAAACAGGTAACTCATTATTATGCCGCGGAAGATATGGTATAAGATGGTTTTGGTGGGAATTAAGTTCAAGAAATATAATCAACGGACAAATTAATACTAATGCAATAACCTGGGATCAGACAACATGCATTCCTGCTACTGGCACTCTTTTTAACTGCAATAGTGCTCTTGTTTTACCGCTACCAAAAACTTGGACACCAGAGGAAGCTTGTTTTCAAAAATATTGCAAAGCATGGTCTTGGTACGATTTAGCATCTGAAAGATCAAACCCTGTAAGATGGATAGATACAGAAACAGATCAAGAGTTTCAAAAGAAGTGGATGTTTGAAGCAAATGATACTATTTGTAGTGTTGATGACGCTGAATTCTTAGATACCACCGAAACTTTTGAAAGAAGTGTTATTAAAAAGTTTATTATCACTGTAAAAGAATTACCTCCAGTAGCTTCTATAGTAGCTGTATCAAGTGTTGCTGGTATATCCCCTTTCACTGTTCAGCTTTCCCCAAGAAATTGCAAACCCGGTTCATTCCCTATTGATAGAATTGATTGGGACTTCGGTGACGGGTCACCTATAAAAACCGTTACTCGTTACTCATTGCCTTCAGAAAGCGATGTTGTTAATACAGGATACTTTATTTCTGACTTAAATGATGTTCGAAATATTGACGTCCTACACACTTATTATAGGAATAAAGATTCCTATCCGGTATTTTACCCGTCACTGACCTGTTACAGCGCAAACACAAATACAACAGATTCATGCTGTATTACAATAGGGCCCATTTCTTTTGCGACTATACCAACTGAAACTCATTTACTTAAATCTAGAAACACTTTAAAAGGTAACATATACACATTCTCAGAAAATGATAATATAGCTCTTGTTACTACTACCCCAATTGTTTCAACTTTTATTCCTCAACCAACTGTGCCTCCTCTTGTTATTCGAGATGGTAAAGGACAAACTCAAGATTATTTTGGCTATGCAAATGAAGATAATTTATTCCCGGGTGAATATATACCGGATTGTAGTTTCCAAATAGGCTTCTTACCTGAGCGCTACCTTGTAACAGAAAGACCAGAACCTTATGATATTGGTCCTGATGATGTACCAATTAAGACAGAAGCTGATATTTTCATCTATCCTTAACGCTTAAATAATAAAAATGGCTATTAGTGTAAAAATATCTCAATTAATTGACGGTGGTAGTGTAAATTCTGCTGACTATTTACCAATAGCACGTGGTGTTGACACATATAAAATTCCTGCAAGTCAACTCGTTGTAGCAGGGCAAAATGTTGGGTCTGGCTCTGGTGGTATATTTTTAAATACAGCTGACGGAAACGGTAGAACATTACAGTTTAGAACTCTTTCAGGCACGGAAGGAATTAGTATAGCCAATGCCGGCAACACTCTTGTTATTTCAACTTCCGGCCAAAACCCCGTTAAAACATCTTTAACCGGTAACGGAACAACAACTACTTTTGCACTCAATGGAGCCACTTCAGTAAATCCTAATAACTATAGAGTAGACATTGACGGGGTATTACAAGAACCTATTAATGATTATAATATAGTTGGGTCAAATATAGTCTTTACCTCAACCCCTCCTACAGGTAGTAAAGTTACTGTAGTATCAAATAATCTAGTTAGAGCTTTTGATGTTGTTCCTTCTGATGGCTCTGTTACCCCACAAAAGCTTTCTGCAGGTGGACTGAATTGGAACACTTTAGGACAAACAGGTATAGGCACTTCTACACCAAATGCAGCTGCGGTTTTAGATCTAACAAGCACAACTAGAGGATTCTTACCCCCTAGAGTAAGTCAAGCTCAAAGAGACGCAATAACTTCTCCCCCAGCCGGTCTTATTATATATAATAATCAAACTAATAAACTTAATTTCTATAACGGAACCGCGTGGGAACAAATAGGGTAAAATAAAAAACTAACCATTAAATAATTAGACAATGGCTGAAATTGTCTATAAATCCCTTTCTAGTCTCTCTCCTATTGAGCTCAGATACGAGTATAATAGAAATGAAGAGCTTCAAGCCCGCACTGTAACCTATCAAGATGGATTCTCGTTTTATAGTATTGAAGGTTTAAAAAACTTTCAAGACGTCGCTATTAACAGAGATTCTGTTTTAGTGCTTACTTCTGCTGTTAACCTATCATCTATTTTTGTACCTACCCGAGAGGTAAAATTAGGAAAATTACCCGGAACCTTTCAACTTCAACCTAGAAACTCTTTTATCTATTACGTAAAGCACAAACCTGCTACAAACTCTTTAGTACAAACCTTAACTTCTGGCTCTACCTTTTATGTACAGCCTATTAGTAACACAAATGAAGTAGAGCTTATCGTAGATAACAAATATGTTCAAATTGAAGCAGAATATCCTTATAAAGCGTATCTTAATGAAAGAACACTCGACCCTGAAGAAATTAATAGACAAAGATTTGAAGTTGTATATGATAACAGTTTAATCTCTATTAAAACAAAAACAAATACCGGTTACAGATATCTTGCATTTAATAACGACAATGTCTTAAGAGCTGTTGGACTCATATTAAACGAAACAATTATAAACGACTATGTATTTAAATGCTTATCAATCTCTGATCCTTTACTACAGCGAGGCTTCACCCCCGCTAATAACTGGGTAACCTATTATTTTGATATAGAACAAGAAAATGAAAATAAAACTGTAACTATTAATAAAAATATTGAATCAATATCTACAAACTTATTAATTGATTTTCCTCTCGAAAAAGCCGCTGAAACCGGGTCTGTAAATATTAATATAGCAAATCTAAAAACATCCTTAACCCCGGCCGGTGGACCTGCCCCGGTGAATAATGCTTACGATAAAGAAGTAGTAACAACAAACTAATATGTCTGACTTACAACAAAGAAAATATTATAAATTGTTTACAGGTACTAATCAAGCTGAAGGGTATGATAAAATTCACCTTGGTTACGAAGCAGACACCACTGAGATTATTCTTAAAAAAGATCAAACTACATTCTTTCATATGCCGTTCTTTGCTGATACTCAGCCCCTATCAGCTTCTTCTCTTATCGCGGACGGCGCTATCCCAGGTCCTATACCCGCTTTAGCAGATAGAGTTTATAAAAAATTAGGCAATTATGGTAATTCTACACCATGGGGTACAGCATCAGAAAGATCTGACGGTCAGTGGCTTTGTTCGTGGTTGTATGCTTTATCATCCGAGCCTCCGGTATGGCTTGATAGGTACTATAACCCTGGCCGTTTAGCTTATAAAGAAGCTTTAGAAGGTACTGCTAAATTTACAGATTATATTACAGCCGATCCTATTTATTTTGACACACCCTCAACAATGACATTTGAAGCCGGGGTACTTTATCAATATTTTCATCAAGGAGAACAAACAGCTTTAAAAAATATTGAAACTTTTGCAGGTCTTGATAAAACTAGACTTAAATTAAACATCGACGATTGGTCATGTATGTGTCCGGATAACCCCGAACCTGCTGATAAATCTATTTACAACAATACTATTGTTATTGAAAACTTTACTCTTGATTGGGTTGTAAGTTTGTTTGACCCGGGTTATCAAGATAGAAGCTCTTTATCTTTTAATAATACTGATTTTATTAATGCTTATGTTATTTACGATAGCTCGTACACATTAGAGAATGAGTTTACAACATCTTTTTGGGTTAATCACCCGAACTGGTCTCAGGCAACTTCAACTCAACTTTTAGGTAATTTGAGAAGTGGTGGTTATGGGGTTTTTTATAATAACCTTAACTACAACCCTTACTTTGCTATTACTGAAAATACATACGGACATTTATTTTACTTTAACCAAGAGGGAGAATTTTATATTGAAAAAAATAACCAACTTATATTAGGTGAACCCGCTAATTTTATTTTTACAAATATAAACTCTAATACCGAGATTATCGGTATTGATGAAAATAAAAGAAGAGCAGTTAAATTTAATCATATCGGTGATGTGATTACATATACCCGGGATTCCAGTGGCGGTTTATACGAACTTGAAGGTACACCTAAACACGCCATTATAAACGGAAATGACGATTCTATTTTTGTTACTACTCTGAGTACATATATTTTTGATAAAGACCTTATATTAAAAGAAATACTACCACAGCCATACGGGTATAAAGAACAATTAGCTTTTGATATGGAGGGCAATTTAATTCGAGAACTTTCTTGTACTGATATTAAATTTGACTCTTTTAATCAAAAGTGGGTTATATCTGAACAGGGTGCGCTTACATGTCAAGGTATAGCCTTATCTGCTATTTCAGATAATATAGTTTGTACAAATTTAGCTGTAGATCCTGAAAACAATATTTGGGTTTTAGCAGGCAGTAACACCATCTACAAAATAAATGCTACAAACAAAACTTTAATTGATACATATGAAGTTGGGGTATTTAATAATGAGCTTGATATTAAAAATATTAGCTTTATTCAAACCTATAACAGAAACACAAATAATTTTACCTGGTATGCTATAATATATCACAATTTTGAAAAGACATTATATCAGGTCACCCTAAACGGACAGATATACAAAAACACGTATCTGCCTCCAAAGTTAAACACTTTAAACCCTGTTACAGCTTTGCAGAACCCGGTATTATTAGAATTTACTGGTAAGGGGGATTTTACTGGCTATGAACGTCGTAGAATCTTTAATAAAGTACTTTATAATAATAACCCACAATTTCAGTTTAAAGTAGCAGTAACCTACCCTAATCGTAGCTTACCATATTCTATAAACACATTATCAATACCAGTTCAATATTTAGAAAATAATATTTGGCATCTTGTAACAGTTACACTTAAAAATAACACTATTCAAATATTTGTAGACAATTATCTAAGAGATCAATTACAGATACCTGGAAATGGTGATTTTAATTACGAGTTTAAAAATGACCTTTTTATAGGTTCTCCAACAGGTAAAGCCGAAAATTTAAACAAAGAAATAAATTCAAAGAGTGTTATTTGGAACGGATATATAGATAGTGTTCGAATTTACGATTACGCTATAAAACAAGAATTAATTCAATACTTTGTTAGAGAAAAAACCGTTGCAGATGATATACAATGGAATATACAAACAGCAGCCTTACAGTACGTAGAGGTCGTTGACAGGTTTTTTAAGCATAGAATGCCTGGATCTAAAAGTACTTTCTTTAATATACGACTCACCGGTACAAATATTACAGATTCAACAATTAGACAAAGAATTGAAAATGATATTAAGCTAGCTGTTTTACAATTAAAACCTGCTTATGCAGAACTGTTAAGAGTAGAATGGATTGATTGAAAGGTTAAATATTAATAATGGCTAGTAGCATAACCGTTTTAAATTTTGATAATCGCCCATTTACCCGATCTCTTACTGCCCGGGCCAACGGAGTAAATAGCACCGATACTATTCGATGGGTGTACCCTTCAAATGCTTCTGCTCAAACAACAGCGTTTGCTGCTTATCCTTCAAATTCTACCGCTCTTGTATCCCAAATTGGTACACTTATATTTTCTTTTTCTGGTACTACTTACGATTATAGAACTGAAAATTATACACTCTGTACATTACAGCTCTCTTGCTTAGGCACATCAACATCAGCAACAACCGGTATAATATTTGACACATTTCCTAATATTGATTTAAAACTTTTTATAAATTACGAAAATACAGAATCCTCTTCTTATTTTTATAGACTAACCTCAACCCAACCTTTTACGGGAAGTGCTAATCTTGCTCCTTATTTTGTTAATTTAGTAAGTAATAGTTATAACTTATTATCAACCTTATCCGCTAGTTATTATCAAACCTGGTATTCATTAAACAGAAATTCAACTCGTTTGACTAACTTAACAGCTTTAACCGGTTTTGATCGAACTACCACAACCAGAGTATCGAGTATACAGGCAACATTAACTGCAATAGATGCTCCAGATAGTTTAACACCGTTTTGGTCTCCACATATCCTAGAAAGATCTCTAAGTGCTGTATTTGTGCCCTATTTTTTATCTGGAGACTTTATTGGCTACCCGAAAGGTTATTTTTCATCTAGAACACAATTCGACACCTTAAATCCAGTAACTAACTTACAATCTTCCCCGGGGTTGAGATTTTACGGTGAAGGGCACACTGAAACTATATTCTTAAGTGCCACAAAAATAGACTCAAGAGCTACTAGATATGTTTGGAGACTTAATAATTCCCAAACTCTTTATCCTTTATTTTCCACACTTTCAGCTCAACCTTTATCGAGTGTTTTTGTTGTTTTAACCTCCCAAGTCGGAAATTATCCCGTTATTCCAGTTTCTCTTCATTTAACAAATTCATTATTCCTCTCAACCGATCCTTATTATTACTTTGACGATATAACCGGAACACCAACACCTTATCCTTATTATATATCAACGACTGACTTTTACGGAAATGAGTCAACACCAAGAAATAAGTTTAAAGAATCTATACATATTTTACCTTACGATCCAATAGAGTTTCAATTTATACCTGGAATTAATTCTGTAATTTATTTACCGGTTAACGGTTCTCAAGTTAATTACACTTCTATATTAAGAAACTCTCTTTTAGGTGAAGGATCTTTATCTGCTTGCTTTGGTCTTTACGGTTTAATATGGAATTGGCTTACCTTTACAGGGTGTTCTGCTAACCCTGGTTCATTTACCGGTAAACCTTCTTCTTGGGAAACGGTAGCATGTTCAGCTATTTTCCCTAAAACCTGGCAACAAGGACCAGCCCTTTCAGCCAGTTTATTTTCTACTAACCCTGCTTCTTGTTCCGCTATTAATATGGTTTGGACTCTTTCAACACAAGCTGTTCAATATCAAGTTTCTGCTATACCCGGTGTTGATAATGAGTTTAATTTTTCATTATCTTTAGAAAATAACGGTGGCAACCTAACTTTAGGAACCGATGGGCGACCAAATATAACTACAAGCTTTTTTACAAATAGTGATGTCTTATTAAAAGCGTATCAAACAATTCGGTGTCAAATTTCAGCTCAATTAACCTCAAACGCAATCGCCGCTGGTTACACCAATGACTGGAAACCTGCAGACACAGCATTTGATGAAGTAGTAGAAATAACCTCTGTAGCCCCTCCACAACCATCTATATATACAGCTAATCGTTTTGTATTAACGGGTACAAATGTAGTTTTTGAGAATTTATCAGAAAGAACAAACCTACTATCAGCTATAGTTGTAGATTTAGATGACGAAAAAACATTAACTTTACAAGGAGCCGATCTCAATAAACCGTTTAGCACGTCTTATGAAGTTGTTGGAGATAAAACAATAAAACTTACCTTATACCCCAACTACGACCCAACACCTATCACAGTAAGTTACCCTAATCTTATAAGAGTGTTTAACATTTATGACGAAGTATCTCCATCTGAATATCGTTCTTCCCTAACACCTCTTAATTTGCCCTGGCCTAATAAACCTCAAATAGGTTCTAATGACTGGGCAGTTGAGGATAATATTAATAACTGGTTTAGAAAATTTTATGAAAACCTTGAGTACTTAGAGTCTCGAGGCCGTACATACCCTGCTACGGTTTCAGATTATTTTGGCTATTTGGGTCCTGCCCCTACCGTAGTCGGAGATCTAACTGCTTGTGAAACCTGGACTTGGGAAGACCTCGATTGTTTTAATACCTCTCTCCCATACTCTGTAACCTGGAGAGATGTTCTTTCAGCTGAAGATCCTACTGACCCTAATGGTAGATTTGTAGATCAAGGTTGTGCAGCATGGCAAACTTATGAATGCACTAATCGTCAAATCAACCCAATTTGTTATGGTAAGTATGACGTAGAATGGTCCTGGAGAGCTCGCAAAAAAGGCAATACGTTAACACCAATCACTTGGAAACAAACTCAATGCGAGGTCTCAGAAGGAGTATTTCCTAAGTTATGGAAATTTGAACCTGCTGAAAATCAACTTTTTGTAGTATGTGATGAAGGTCAATGGCATGTTAACATCCCCCAGCTTGATACATTCTATGAACCTATAGCTAACCCTGCAGTACAGTTGAGATGTATATATAACGGAATTGTATCCAGAGATAATATTTTATATCTTGCACAAAAAACTCAACTCAGATTGCATAATGCGTCTCGCGATGCTGTATTCTTTGATTATCAAGATACTATTGATGGAGTTTTAAGCTTTTCTAATATTAAAAATGTCAGTCTTGATTCCGTTGGTAAAATCTATATTTTAGATAATATACTTTCTCAGGTTGCTGTTTACTCTTATGAACGAAATACTCCGGGTGAAAACTTTAAGTTATTTACTATTTGGGGTGGTTTTGGTACTGCAGCTTCTACTACTAAATTTTCTAATCCGAACGATCTTCATATTGATCAGCTTGATAATGTTTGGGTAACAGATACAGGTAACGGTTGTGTAAAGCACTATTCGAATACCGGTACCTGGATTAAAACCATTATTGACGACAATCTAAAATCTGAAACACCTCTTTCAACATGTGTTGATAGTCAACAAAATGTTCATATTCTAACTAACGAAAGTATTCGTGTTTATACATACACTGGAGAATTTTTATTCAGTTATGACTATAAGAATGATTCTTCAGCTGAACCTCGTAAAATTAATACGTCTTATAATAGAGAGGTAATTTATCTTGTTCTTGATACCCAAGTTCTTAAGTACTTCCGCAATGGTATATTCTTTGCTTACATAGTTAAAGATAAAGAAAATGTTTATAATATTACAGGGGTATATCAAGATGAGTTTAGAAACGTTTTAATTACAACAAATGATAAAGTTTTAAAATATCCTGATATAATGACTATACAACGTCTTAAAGGAATATTACCTGACAATTACTGGAAGCTAGAGGATATTTTAATTCATAAAGAAGAATATATTCAAAACTGGGTATACACAAAGGCGTTTCAGCGTATGTGGGACAATATTGAAATATTCCGCAACACTATATTTTTCGAAAACAGTTTTTGTAAAGGTTATAGACCTCCTGTGCATAGTAAAGATAAGATAATAATCGGGCAGAATGAGATTGTAACAGCTACTGTTGTTAATAGAGTATTAGGATATCTTTGGGAAAACTTTACTACCATGCTTGATTACTTTGATCCGAGTTGTGAGGAACCGCTTTAACCCTTAAATAATTTAACATGGCTTGCAATTTTACAGTTCAAACAATCGATAAAACAGAATGTATAGGTAACTCACTCTCTAAAATTAATGATAATTTTAGAGATTTGAAAAATTATGCTTGTCAAAATTTTAATACTATTGATTCTCTTAATGCTCGTATTGCTAATTTAGACGATAGAATTGTTGCATTATCAGGCATAACTGTTCCAGGAACTGCGAAAGCTTGGGTAAAGTTTGACGGGACCCGAGATACCACAAACACTAATTCAACTTTTAATACAAATAGATTTGTATACAGTTCGTTTAATATTGCCACAGCTTATCGCAAGAGTAAAGGAGATTACAGAATCACATTTAGTACACCTTTTCGTGCTTCAAACTACCTTGTTTTAGGTACAAGTAGTCAAAAGCAAGCTTCAACCGGATTATTTACCTGGCTTCAACCGTATCGATACTCTACCACGTTTGTAGATGTTCGTGTAACAAGTATTAATGCTGCTAGTGTTATCGACGCTGAACATATATCTCTAATCATCTACTAACATGAGTATTTGTTTTAATCCGTTTGCTGTACAAACAATTGACCTTGACGAATGTATTGGCTTGTCCCTGGCAACTATCAACACAAATTATCAACAGCTACTACAAGAAAACACAGCTACTTGTGAAGAGTTAGATCTTATTTCAAATAATCTTGCAAATCTCTATACTAGGTATGAAAGTCTTACCTCACAGCGTAGAGGAATGGCTAAAGCTACAGTAGCTTTTGATGGAACGGGAACAGCTACACCTTCTGTATATTCTTCTTTTAATATTGCTAGAGTATTAAGAAGAAGTACCGGGGTATTTGAACTATCATATTTGTCAGCATTTCCTAATGCAAACTATGCCCTCATTGGAACAAGCATGCTAACAGCTACTTCTGCTACAAACTTTTCATGGGTTCAACCTACAACAGCATTTGCAACTACATCAGCTACTATAAATATAAGAGACTTATCTGGAACTTTTGTAAACCCGGAATATGTATCTATAGCGGTTTATTCAAATCAGAATATGTTTTTATAAATTTAATATATGTCAAGATTATTTACAGGTTATATCGATGAAGATGAATGTATAGGGGACTCTTTAGGACAAGACCTCTCGGTACCAGGAACTATAAACGGCAACTTTTACAATTTAGATACCAATCTAAATAATTTAAGTGCCACAACTATATCATTACTTATACAATACAATCAGCTTAAAATATCCCACAACACACTTCTGCAAAGTTTAACAAGTGTTGGAGCACCCGGGACGACATATACATCCTTAAGCACAACTTTTAGAAATCTTTCTGCTTTTATTTTACCCTAAAAAACAACACCAAATAGAATAAATATAATTACAACATATGAAGAAAAATCCTCTCGAAGAAATCTACGAATCAAAAGTATTAGCTTCTGAAGCTGTTCCTTCCAACAAAGTTAAGGGCGAAAAAGAACTTGATGCTAAAATCGATGCTAAGAAAGCCAGACCAGTGGCTGGTCAAGGCCCAGAAGCAGCAAAGAAAGATTTAGATGCACCTAAAGAAATGCACGGTACAGAAGTACATCAACCAAAAGTTCTTAAGGATTCAGTAGAAGAAGCTCCTAAGAAATCATTCGAAGGTTCATTTGAAAAGCTCTTTAAAGCAACGATCAACGAACAATTCCCAGGTGAAGAAGAAATGGGTATTGAAATGGATGTTGAAGTACCAACTTCAAACGACGATATGGTTGATGAGCTAGAAGGTGAAAAAGATGAAGTATCTGATCTCGTTTCTGATCTTAGGTCAGTAATGGACCATCTTCAAAACATCCTTGACAAGATTTCCGATGAAACTGCTGGTTCAGAAGAATCTGAAGAAGTAGAAGCTGAATTCGGTGATGAAGAAACACCTGAAGAAGAAGTTGAAACAGAAGAAGAAGAAGAGAAGCCAATGGGCGAAGCTACTGAATTAAAGCCACTTGGTGATAAGAGTAAAGTTCTTCAAAATAAAAATAATAAAGTTGGCGGTAACCCAAAAGTACATGGAGGCAAAGCTCACGGCGGTGATGTTGAATCAGATCCAGAGCTCAAGCCAGCTAAGCCTTTCAATAAAGCCCTTCAGTCACCAAAAGGTAAGGCTGAAGTAGGTAATATCAAAAAGGGCGAATTCTTCAAATAAGAAGTTTTAACAGAAATTAAATGACGGCCCCGCAAGGGGCCGTTTCTGTTTATAGAGAGAAGCTTAAATACAATATATGAAGAAATTGTTTCAAGAGGAATTTGATAAAGCTTATCTACCGTATCATACAAATCCTATTTCTCCAAACACTTTAGACCCTCGTGTTTGGAACTTTAATACCCAAGGTGGTGATCCTAGATTACAACCTGGTATAAAAGCTCAAATACTTCAAGACATTGATCGTATTAATTCTGCAGAACAAGAGTATGCTAAGAAAAGAGTTTGGGATTACTTTATTGTTGGTCCTGTATTAGAAGAAAACTCCTCTGAAAAATGTTCTATAAACGTTTTAGTTTTAATTAACAAGACAAACCTGGATGACATGCTTAAAGAGAGAATTCTTCAGATAATTAAAGAACTAAATGGAAGACTAGCTATTGGCACCCAGCATCCTATTCATTATATTCCTACCATTAGAGATTTAGATCAGGAGAGATACCCAGCCATCTATCACCCCTTTACAGAAAAATGGGTAAAGAAACCTAGGTTCCTCGGTGAAGCAAAATCAGATTTAGAAAAGCTTTATAAAGACCCGACAAAATTAAAGCATAAAACTTCTCTTAAAAGAGGTATTAAAAAATTAACAACAATCTAACATGCAAAAAGTTCGTTATCTAGACAAAACAATAAACGATAACGAGAGAAATTTAGTCTCCGGTTATTGGAAAGAACAGATTAACCATTACGGCGCAGAAGTAACTTACTACACCCATGGCTACACTCTTTCTTCCCATTATTACCTTTATGGTGAAGATCCGACAACACCTTTCGTAAGTGCCGGTCCTATTGTAATGCTCACAGATATTACAAATGATGCCATTATGCTTTCTAAGTTTGGTATTATGGCTGACTGTGATATGACTTGTGTGTTGCATATTTCATCTTTCCAAGAGTTCTTTGGAACATATAGAGAACCTAAAGCTGGTGATCTTATTGAGTTAGCTGAGTATGGCGGGTACGGAGATAGACCTGGTGGTAGAGGAGCTCCTGTATACGAAATTACCGAACGAGATGATCAAAATTTACAATTTAATGCTAACCAGCTTATGGGTCACTATATCTGGGTTATAAAATGTAAGCGTTGGGAATACTCATACGAGCCTGGTACAAAGGCAGAACCTCTTAATGTTCAGTTTAATGATGATGAAGAGTATGGAAGAGAAGCTGGAGGTGCAAACCCTGAAGACTTGGTACAGCCTTATGAACAATCAAACGATAAAGCTGCTAAATGTATTGTAGATGAAAATGCCCGAGACATCTCTGAACCCTATGGCTATTACGGAGGCTTGAAAGAAATATAATTAAATAACTAATATGAACGTACTCCCTCGTTATACAACAGGTTCAACAAACTTCAACTCTGTTATCACAAGTTATGATGCCTTGGCACAGAGAATTCGTAGACAAATGGGTGAACCTTTAGTTAACGTAGAGATAGCTAATGAGCAGATCTATGACAATATTGCCCAGGCAATGGAGTTTTTTACTAAGTATGCCGGGTATACAGAGGAGTTCTTAGTATTTGATTCTAAACTATACACAAGAGGGGTTGGCTTAGATGTTGCAACACTTATTAATCAAACAGCAGAGATGTATAAGTCTCAAACACCGGGTCTATCAGCCGGCTATGATTATGATTTGAACTCTTATAGAAGAGTGTTAGATTGTTTCTCTTTTACATACGGTGAAACTACAGGCATTAACACACTCTTTACGCTAGAGCAGGCCATGGCCCAGCAAATCTATTCTAGTTATATGGTCGGTAACTTCGGTTTTGATCTTATAACTTGGGAAACATTAAAAGGTTTTATTGATACTAGAAATAAAGTCCTAGCCATGACCCCGCATTATAGATTTGACCCTAAGAATCAAATTCTCAGAATTATTCCTGAACCTATACCTGAGCAAACATATATGGGGGTCGTAGGCTGCTATCTTGAAAGGCCTGTAAAGGATATTATTAATGAGAGATGGATTTACAGATATGCTTTAGCTCTTTCAAAGATTACTGTAGGTAACGTAAGAGGCAAATTCGGTGGTACCAATCTCTTTGGAGGCGGACAGGTTAACTATCAAGACTTCATGTCCCAAGGCATTACCGAAAGAGACGCCTTAGAAAATGAACTTAAAAACACTTATGAAGATGTTACTGGTGCTATGTTCTTTATTGGATAATTACTTTTATGAACTTTGACAATACAGTATTAGAAATTTTAGAAGAAGCTAAAGGTGGTAGATGTACGAAGGTTACTAAACAAATGCCTTCAAGCCGTTCCGATAAGAAGTATATGAGATGCGCTCGTGTAGATGGTAAACTAAAAAGAGTGCATTATGGTGATCCAAATCTTAGAATTAAAAAATCTAATCCTAAAAAGCGTAAATCATTTAGAGCACGTCATAAATGCTCGACTGCTAAACCAGGGACTGCAAAATACTTTTCTTGTAAGAATTGGTAATGCTACAAAGAAAAAGAACATCTAAGTTTAAACAGGGTATCTTCAACCCCGTTAATAAAGACAAATATAAGGGCACCTTACCTGTACTCTATCGCTCATCATACGAAATTAAATTCATGCGCTGGTGTGACCACAATCCTGCTGTATTAACCTGGGGTTCAGAATCCGTTATAGTGCCATATCAAAACCCACTCACTCAAAAAGTATCTAGATACTTTGTTGATTTTAATATAACTTTAAGAAATAAAAACGGTGAGATTAAAAAATATCTTGTTGAAATAAAACCCTCTATACAAACCCTACCCCCTAAACCTGGTAAGAACACTAAAGCTTTACTTAGACGTCAGGCTGAGTATGTTAAAAATCAAGCAAAGTGGCAAGCAGCTACTCAGTTTGCAACCAAAAAGGGTTCAGAATTTGTTGTGCTTACTGAAAAGCACTTAGGACTTTGAAGAATACTTTCTAGTCTTTCCTGAATCGGGAACCACTTCTTCAATAATCTCTTCGGTTATAATTGTCTTAGTTTTAGGCTGAGCTGGGATAGGCTCGTCTACTAAGAGCTGTTTAGTTGTTTTAGTCTCTTTTAAAATTGAACCGCCCTTTGCAATGTTATAAGCTAATACTAAAGCTACTGCCAAAGGATCAAACACGAGAACGATACAGATAATAAAGATCTTCACTACTGTATCGAGAGGTAAGCCGACAGATTCAGATACAAACTTAAAGGTACCAATATCATGTACTTCATTGCCCTCACTGCTTAAAGAGATAAGTTCATTATCTTTTTCAAATACTGTTGTTTGAAGCTCTTGAGCTCTTGCTGTTAGACCTTTAATCTCCTCTGCAGCTCTTGCCATGTCTTCATAGACGGGTGCTGCAGACCGGCGTGACATTTGCGGGAGACGAGCTTCCTGAGATTTACGAGCCTCATTAAGCGTGGTAATACGCGCGTTGATTTGGTCAATTTCATTTTTAATATTTGTCTTTTGTTGTTCAATAAGAGCTACTTTATTATCGATTAATTCTGTCTTACCTGCATTTACTTGATACCCAGATGATAGATAACCAAAGATACCCATAGAGGTAATCCCCATAAGCACCAAAACTGCTGTTATCATATAAACCTTTAAGAACCAAATAATCTTGTTCCAGTAACGATATAAGAAAGAAGTCGCAACTAATTTACCTAATTCTAAAGACCCAGCCATAATAGCTACCTGCCAAAAGTGACCAGAGAATAGTGTTGCTATGCCGAGAACGGAAAAATAGGCGCCACACCCGGCTACCAATAAAGCTGTAAATGCTAATAGTGCTGTAAACATACTGGCAATATTTATGCTATTTTAACTTGAGAAATTACAACCTGGTAGATTAAATAATAGAAACATATGGGACTTAAATTTTTAGTCGAAGATATCCATGACGGACTTGATTTCATGATCGAGGAAAAAAATCGTCAAGGTGAACAAAAACTCTACATTACCGGTCCATTCTTAATGGCTGAGCAAAAGAATCAAAATGGTCGTATCTATAAACTAGATGAGATGGTTAAAGAGGTTAACCGCTATACTGATGAAATGGTTAAGTCCCGTCGTGCAATTGGTGAAATGAATCACCCTCAGTCAACTGAAGTTAACCCGGTTAATGCCTGTCACTTAGTTACAGAATTAAAACAAAATGGTAATTACTTTATGGGTAAGTCCCAAGTGCTTAACACACCAATGGGTCAACTTCTTAAGTCCCTTATTACTGATGGAATTAAAATGGGTATCTCTTCCCGTGCTTTAGGCAATATTCAAGAGATGTCAGATGCCAAGCACGTTTCAAATTTCCACCTTATCTGTTTGGATGTTGTTCATCAACCTTCAGTACAAAATGCTATGCTTGAGTCCGTCATGGAATCAAGAGAGTATATGATTCGTCCTGATGGTTCAATTATTGAGTGTTCAGCTCGCGCTAAGGCAGAACTTACCGAAAAGCTTTCTAATATGCCAAAACATGGCACTGACACATTCTTAAGAGAGGCCTTGATCGGCTTTATTAACAAGATTAAATTAGGTTAACTTATGACACAAGAAGAACAAAAGACAATTACAGGTTTTATTGGTAAAATTGCCAATAAAGATTACTCCGATGCACAACAAGCTCTACAAGATGCTGTTGAAGCTAAGATAAAAAATAAAATCCGTTCTTACGTAAACCAAGAAGAAAATTAACCCTTTTAGAATAAATAAATATACAACAAATATGGACTTCAAATCAATTCTCAAAGAACAGTTCAAAGATCTCATCACAGAAGAGACCTTAACCGCAGTACACGAAGCCTTCGAAGCTGCCGTAAACGAAAAAGCAGAACAAAGAGCAGAACTTGCTGTTGAAGCAGCAACAACAAAGCTTGATGAAGATCACGCTACTAAGCTCGAATCATTAATCGAGTCAATCGATTCTGATCACACAGCAAAGCTTCAGAAGCTTGTTGAGACAATTGATTTTGATCACGCCCAAAAGCTCAAAGCAGTACTTACAAAGATCGACGAAGATCACACAGCCAAGTTAGAAGCTGTTGTAGGTAAGTATGAAACAACTTTAAAAGAAGAAGCAGAATCCTTCCGTTCACGTTTAGTGGACGAGATTTCAAATTACATGGATCTGTATCTTGAAAAAGTAGTACCAACTTCACAAGTTAATGAAGCAGTTGAGAATATCCGTTCACGCAAAGTTCTTGACGAAGTTCGTAAACTCGTTGGTATTAACGAAGAATTTATCAATGGCGAGATCAAAGATGCTCTCATTGATGGTAAGACAACAATTGATTCCTTGAAGAAGGAATTGAATGAAGCATTAGAGGCTAACACATCACTTAACGCAAAGTTAAATAATGCTGAAGCCAAAATTTTGCTTGAAGAAAAAACAAAAGATATGCCTGAAAGTACAAAGGCATATGTCAGTAAGTTACTCAAGGGTAAATCACCCGAGTATATTCAAGAGAACTATCAGTACGTAGTTGAGATGTTCGAGAAAGAAACTTCCGAACAAGTTGAGGATGCTAAGGAAAAGGTCACAAGACGGATCGTTGAGGCCGTTGACCGCCCTGAAACAGAGACACTTGTTGAGGAAATTATTTCTGCACCAGCAGTTGAGAATAAATCTCCTGTTGGCGGATATCTGAATGAGATGAAGAAGCTTGACGGCTCTAAGTTAAAACTTAGACACTAAGGTCATACTTCATACCTCACAAATAAGGTCGAAAATATTCTTTTTATAAAGGAGAAATAAAATAACTATGGAACTTCTACATATCGATAAAACACGCGCTGAATCTTTAGTTGAAAAGTGGACACCAGTTTTGGATTACACTTCCGACAAAGTTGCAGCTATTAACGATGAGCACACACGCTTGAACACCGCTATCCTTCTTGAGAACCAAGAAAAGTGGTGCTTTGAGTCAAACACAGCACAAGGCGTATTTGGTAACAACTCTTATACAGCCAGTAATGTGGGCCTTCCAAACACCGATACCTATGCTAATGGCGACTATCGTCTACCAAAGGTATTGATCCCAATGATTCGCCGTACATTCCCTGAACTCATCACAAATGAGATCGTGGGTGTACAGCCAATGACAGGTCCTGTTGGTTTGGCATTTGCAATGCGCTATAAGTACGAGAGCGACGCTCTTGGCTATGGTAACGCGAATGACAGAGCTGGAGACGGTAACGCTCCAGCTGGTCCTATCAGTGGTGTTACAGGAACATCTGAAGGAAAAGAAATCGGTTATAACTACTTGAACACAGCCTTCACTGGTACATCCAGTGCTAAGCTTTCAGGTCTCGGCGCTTCTGGCACAGCTTTCAACGGCTTAGTCGAAGACTCCGGTGTAGCCGCTCTTCTCTCACAGTTTGAGCTTACCTCAAAGATCCCACAAGTAACTGTTGCTTTCGAAAAGACTGCAGTTGAAGCCGGTACACGCCGTCTCGCAGCTAAGTGGTCTGTTGAACTCGAACAAGATTTGAAGAACATGAACGGTATCGACATCGATGCTGAATTAACAAATGCTATGTCATATGAAATTCAAGCTGAGATCGACCGTGAAATGATTGCTCGTATGATCCAAACATGCTTGAATGCTGGCGCTGGCGTTGGCTATTCAACATGGTCAGCTATCTCAGCTGACGGCCGTTGGTCTGGTGAGCGTGCCCGTGACTTCTACAACAGAATTGTTGTTGAAGCAAACCGCGTTGCTGTTCGCAACCGCCGTGGCGCTGCTAACTTCATCATCGCTACACCACGTATCTGCGCAATCCTCGAGACACTTCCTAACTTCACCTGGCAGCCCGTAACAGGCTCTGTTAACACAGCACCTGTCGGTATTGCTAAGGTTGGTTCAGTAGGTGGCCGCTTCCAAATCTATCGTGACACACGCACAGAAGCACAATCAACACAAAGTTACGCCAATGCTGGTTACAGCACAGGCCGTTCAACAACTGTTGACTACGCTCTGTTAGGTTATAAGGGCCCTGAGTACTACGATACTGGTATCGTATACTGCCCATATATTCCTGTCATGGTTCAGCGTACTATCGGTCCTAACGATTTCAGTCCAAGAGTTGGTCTCTTAACACGTTATGGTGTTGTTGATCACATCTTCGGTGCTTCATTGTATTACCACATGGTAATCTGCACCGGTCTGGGCGCTTCGTTCGTACCTGGTCAAGCAGCTACATACCTCTAATATAGGTATTGGTGGAAAACCTCAACGATTTAAAGAACTCCCGATCGAAAGGTCGGGAGTTTCTTTTTTTAAAAAGGTTCGTTAGGTAAAGCTTCCCAAAAATTAAACTCTTTATTATACTCAACTGTTTGCTGAATCATAAGGTAACGACAGATACGAGCTAGTGTTTCCTGCCTTATGGCTCTACCGTCCTTTAAATCTATTCTTTCAATAGGTATATCGGGGAAGTCAGGTGTAAAAACCTGTTTACCGTCATAGAGAAACATCTCTACGTCTCCGTCTATAGTTAAATAGATAGCAAATTTATCCTCTGTTGTAGGAGGCATAGGCAGAGGAATATACATCGAAGAATATTTTGCCATCGATAGATACTTAAGTCGTGTACCAGAAGGGTTGAGCACGTTTAGTCCATGCAGCAAATGGTTTATCTTTTATAATATACTGTCGGTATTGTTCAATAACTGAAAGTTTATTAAAGTCTTTTATCTTCCGGCATTCTGTGTCTTTAGCTATAGCTACTGTAAAAGGGGTTGGTTTATTGTTTGTATGAACAGTCTTGTCTTTATTCTGTTTACACCACTCAATAAACTCTTTAGTAAAGTGTGGATTAGATTCCGGCCAACGATAATCTCTTTCATTAAACATCTCTAAAGCATGATCAACAAGCCACATAAAATTAGCTCTCGATTCCATAGTCCAAAGAGTGCATTGATGTTTGGCATACCCTTTACCAGCTTTACGAACTTTCCCTGTCTTAGTTCGAGGACACTTTGAATCCTGTAATTGTTCGTTAGTAAAACAATTTTGTAACATAATGGCAGACTCAATCTGCATTTTAGATCTTACATGCTTATCACAAAGCTCTTGTGCTGCAATAATCGGGTCTTTATTAGTTACAAATATATTCACAAGTTTAATATACAGGCATTTTAAAAACATGCAATTAAATATATAATAAATGGCTAACAGGTATCCGCAATATGTTGAACCCATAAACCTGACTGAAAATGTCGGTGATTCCCTTATTAAGATAAACAATAACTTTGAAAATCTTAAAAGAGGTTATTGTGACTTAAAACAACAAATAGACGATATTGTACAAATTAGAACATTTTTTTATTTTGGTCCTAACGCTCAAGCAGATTCCACTTCCGGAATGCAAAATTATACAACATCCCGACCCTCTAATTTCACAATACAAACCTTTGTAAATGATGGTTCTCAGTTAAATTTACCTTCAATGTCAGATCCTGGAGATATAGCATTTGTTGTATATCAAAAAACGGGTTACCTATCACAGCAAGCAGTTAGAACCACATCAGGTTACGTACCTGTTCTAGGCACATCCGCTGCTGGTGCTGGTGTATCCACTTCGAACGACCCTATTTATAACCCACCGCTACTAAAATATGCAGCCTGGTCTACAACTACTCCAGATAGATATAATTTATTTTCACCTGCATATGTAATTTGGAGATTAACAGCAGGACAAAACAAAACATATACTGTAGATTCTGGTTGGCCGAAATTTACTCAAGCCGAGACTTTAACAACACCAAACTGGAATCAGCCTTGGAAATGGGCTAAATACTAAAACAATTTAACATGATTGCCTGTAATGCGAGTTTAGAACCAGTTTATGATAATGAATGTTTAGGGGATTCTGTACCTAAAATAAATAATAATTTTCTCACACTGCAAACCATTCTATCTGGTCTCAGACAAAGAACTGATGATAGAATTGAAGTTAGAACATTTTTTTATTATGGGCCTAATTCATCAGCACCCGGCGCAGCAGGTAGATTAACCTCCCCCGGTAAAGGTGCAGGCAATTCTATTATAAATCAAAATTCTCCAGCAGCATCAGGCATGGATGACAATCAAACAACTCGTCCTTCAAACCTAACTATTGAAGCTTTTGTTAATTCCCCCACTCAACTAAACTTATCCCAAATATCTCAGCCCGGAGACATTGCTTACGTCATATACCAAAAAACAGGATTTTTAAGCTCTATACTACAAAATGCAATTGTTGCTAGTCAACAAAACCCTGTATATTCTTCGTATCAAAATGTTTATGGTAAAAAAGGTCAACTTGTCGGTACAATACCAAGGGCACTGTTAACCCCAGCAGGTAAGGGTGGTTATAATGTAAACGCCCAATGGATTACTACAGATGATATTGTTATGCAATTATCACCTGTCTTTATTATTTGGAGATTAACCTGTAGTAATCAACTAGCTTATATTGTTGATCAAGGGTTTCCTAAATTCCATAGAGCACAAACCACAAATACAATTCTTTGGAATCAACCACAACTTTGGAATCAATTTACTGAATATGTCTAATTGCCCTGTTAATATTGATCTAATTTACGATGACGAAAATATCGGTGATTCGTTAAATAAAATTAATAAAAATTTTACAAATATATTGTCAGGTGCCTGCCTTATAGAACAGCAGCTTGATAATATGGTTAATATTAGAACTTTTTTCTATTATGGACCTAATGCACCGACTGAATCTGAAGCCACTTGGGCTGGTGCTCAAACTGATGCAATATCTCGCCCTTCTTCTGCTACTATTGAAGCTTTTTTAAATAATAATACCACAGGCCCAATGCCTGGGTTAGGTCTTCCAGCAATTTCAGAAATAGGGGATATTGCTTACGTTATTTACCAAAGAACAGGTTGGTTAACACAAACACAACTTCACGATCGAAGCGGTACTGGTTCTTTACCGTTCCAAAGAACAGTTCGTAGAAGAGTGGTTAGAAGTATTGGTATCGGTGGAGGTAAGTGCTGGGTAGCCCGAGAAATTTATAATCATTATAATCCCAAGTGGCAGATATTTAGAGAGTGGCTTTATACAAAAAGCCCGCAATGGCTACAAGATCTCTATACAAACAAAGGAGAGCAATTTGCAAAATATATTTCTAATAAACCAACTCTTAAAACTGTTATACGTAAACTAATGGACAGTATAGTACCGAATGACAAACTTATAGAGTATTCATACGTTTCAACACCACAAGGCCCTGTTCGTATTGAAGATATTAGAGTTGGAGATACCATTTTAGGGTTTGTTCCTAAGACTGGAGAAGTCGGGGAATATAAAGTTAAAAAAATAACTAAACCTACTAAAAAAACTTTAATACGGATTGTTCACGAATATGGAGAACTTGTAGTAAATAGAAATCAGTGGCTGTATTCTGAAACAGGCCGTATTGGGGAAAACAAAAAATATATAGAAGCTAAGAAAATTGCTAAAAACGATCAAGTGATACTTGAGTGTGGTACAAGGAGTAAAGTTATAAGTGTTGAAACATTTGAGTCAGATTATACCTTACCTGTTTTAGAAGTAGATGATGTTTATAACTATATATTAAACGGAATAAGAGTGCATAACGGAGGAGGTGGTGGAGGCGGAGGTTCAAGAGTAACCTACGAACCTTTTGTAGAAACATATTATGTAGGATATTCTTGGTCTACAAGAATAACTGATACCTACAATTTTTATGCACCTACATTTGTAATTTACCGTTTAACATATAACGGTACCGCGTATATTATGGATTCAGGATATCCTAAATTTACTCAAGCCTCAACAGCATCAACTGAATTGTGGAACAGACCTGAGCTTTGGACTACATATTAATATGGAGATAACCTTTGAAAATATTTACGAGTATCTAGAAACAAATAAACACAAATTAAATTTTATTCGTCGAGATGATGTCGAAGCTGGAGACTTCGGTACAAGCCAGTTTAGTACTTTGTTTTGCAATGAAACAAGAGATGATATTCCGGAAGAAATAAAAACCTTTCTTATTGAAAAAGCTTTTAAAATTACAAAAAGAGATTACGACTTTATACAAATTCAAAAATATGAAATCGGGGATTACATTCTCCCTCATAAAGATCCTTACCCTTGCTTTGGTCTTGTAATGTTATCAACTTCTAATCAAGATGGGCTGGTAGTCCAGGGCCGCGACAATAAATATACATTAATACCAGATAAAGTAGGGACTTTCGTTGATGTTCCTAAATTTACATGGCACTGGGTAAACCCGGTGAGAGAAAAGACTCGTTACTCTGCTGTTTACGGTCTTCACCCTCTTAATGATAAAATTGATGAACTTTTAGACCAATGAAAAACTACGCATTATTCTCAGTAAATGGCCGATTTATCGGTTTTACTAACTTTAAACCAACTAACGGTCTCTACAAAGAGATGCCCGATAATTTTGACCCTGTACTTCAAGTTTATGCAGGAGACTACGAAACAGGCGGCCTTAAAAACGTTGCGGATCTTCAACCTAAAGACTATAGAGAAGCTAATATTGACCAGAAATGGAAAGTATTTGAATCAGAGCTTAGTGATGAAACCTTTAAGTTTATTACTCAAAAAATGGGTATCCCTCTTTATAAACAAATTAATGCTATAATGGATGTTCTTTACAATAATAGAGATAAGATTCAATTAACAGAATCATTTAATACTGTTTATGAGGCTATTCAAACGGTACGTCATAACTTTAATAGCTCAATAGCTACATATGAAGAAGCACCTAAAGCTGATGTAGTTAAGAAAGGGGATGAGCAATTATTCTTTGAGGAATACACACAAAAACAGTTAAATATATTAGACGAACCTGTTAATATTGCAGTCGTTGAAAATTAACCATGCCTGCTGATTACACTACAACCTGTGGTATTGCTTTAAAAGACATTCTCGGTAATGATTGTATCGGGGATACAAAAGATGTTATTAACAATAACATAAGAGCTCTTGGTACTGCAGTTTGTTCTGTGAGTGGTCTTGTTTATGCTCCAGGATCAACAGATACCATTCAGCAAAGTATTATCGGTCGTATAGCTTACCCGAGTTTAAAAGATGATGCAGTAACAACTGCAAAACTTTCAGCACAAGCTGTAACAACAAACAAAATCGCATTAACAGCTGTAACAACAGATAAAATAGCTTTAAGTGCTGTCACTGCAGATAGAATTAATTTAGTTACAAGTCTTAGCACAAACGGCTATCAAATAATGCCCGGTGGTCTCATTATGCAGTGGGGCCGGTTAGGACCTTTTACAACACAGGTATCTCCTTCTGCAACTTTTCCAATACCTTTTCCTACTCAATGTATCCATGCGCAGGTAACAGCGAGATTATTTACAGCAGCCT